AATTCCTCACTTGAGACTATTTTATAACTATACATAATCTCTCTAGTCTTATCCAACCAGTCAATATGCTCATCTCTAGTCCACGTACTATCCATCTGTTCCTCTACATAGTAGAGACAACCATCTGCATCGATCTCTCCTGGCTGCAGGTGAGGCTTATTGCATAGAATAGAGTGGATGATATCAACTGCCTTGATCAGGTGGCTATCTATTATCCGTCTCTCGATTTCTCTAATATCCTCATGAGTTATCTTCCCTGACTTAATAAGTCCTTCTAGTATCTTATCCATCTATTCCCCTTTGTTTATCCTTCAATCTCCCCGCCAAAAATATCTACTGGAACTGGAAACCAATAATTAGTAAAAACTATAACATGTCCAGGTACTGCATCAGGTCCTATAGCAGGTGCATCATTAACTTCTGATGTCATATACTCTTCTCCTCTGACCACTGATGCAGTGTTTCCACTATCGTCTGTAAGTGAATAATCTCTAAGACATATTCTTCTATAAGTTTTCATCTCTTCCCCTTTGTTTATCCGCCAAACATAGTTAACGATCCAAGTTCTTCAGGAAATCACCTAATGATGTGATAGCTAGTATGAAGATTAGGAATAAAACTGGAATAGCACATAGTAATACTATTCCGCAACTTATCCAAAATATAGCTTCGCTTGTTATAGTCATTGTTGCACTATCTCATCGTCAACAAAGGTAATAGTTGTAGTCTTCCTTCCACCCATTCTATTAATCTGAATATTCTCATTCATGTCCAAGGCAGCTAGGACTCTGTCAAATGTATAGGCATCTACGTCATCTGCAAGATGATTATAGAGTTCATCATAGCTCATCTTGCCCTTGGTACTTATTAGCACAAGTGCTCTTCTCACAACAGTCGCAAGAGGATTCTTTCCAACCCCACTGAAGACTTGAGTCATCTTCTTCTCTGTCTCATTTAGTATTATTCTAGCTCTCTCGAAGTCAAGTTCTGTCAGTATCATATCGTCAGATCTGGAGGCGTTCATTATCATAGTTAGTTTAAGGAGATGATTAGGTCTACGCTCTATATATCCCGCTAGTCGGTCATCATGAAAAGGTCTATTATCGTCAGACTTATTATACCAATCTACATAACGATTCAAGAAACCATCAGTGAATTTAAACTTCCCACTCATCATGTGGATCTTTTCGAGATCGTGAATTAGCTTAGGGTAGAGTTCTACTTGTCGTTCTGATAGGAATGGTGCGGCTACTCTCTTTCCTTTCTTACTCTCATATACAAAGATAATACGACTAGTCAGCCCACCACCTATTGCATCCTGAGGAAGAGTTGATTGGATGAGAGATGGAGTAGTGGCGCCAAATAAGTTAACCCATACGTTGACTATATTATCAGCCAGGCGTTCATCCTTAGTTGAATAGTGCCATCTGCTCCTACAGTCATACCAGTCAGTTAAGTCACTCATCAGCTGTTGGTTGTTGTAGCCTAGGAATACAGTTAGTTCCTGGCTATAAATAGTAAGAGAGGCATGAGCCTCCATAGTTCCATCGTATGAGTTAAGAGTATTGTCAGTTGCCTTCTTTAGTGTCCTGATAAGAGCCTCTCGAGTTGTAGCCTCAGCTGCTAGCTTTATTCCAATATCAGTCAGCATGTTGAATCCTGGTGTCATAGCAGTTCCCTTTCTGCATGCGCCACTTGGAGCTACCAGGACTATGTACATATTAGGGTAGAATGTCAAGGTTCCCCAATCTAATCTACATTTCCTCTTCAAACATGCCGAGATGCAGCTGATAGCTGTCCATAAACGAAAGGACTCTGGAGGCTCGGTATTATCAGTAAACTCAAGAAAGGCATCAATCCAATCGTCTAGTTGTCTTGATGACATACTATTGTTCCCTTTGTTTGACCGCCAAACATAGTTTGTCTGTTAATTCTTCCAGCGAATTAGCCCCCTTTATGTCATGATAGCCCCCATTTCCCTTGGCCATACTTCCAAATGAGATCTTAAGATCAGCTGGTATGACGAAAGAATGAGCTCTCCATTCTATTGGAGTCTCTAGTTTCTTTTTAATCTTCCACACAAGCTCAGCTTGCATGGTCATAGGGACGGAGAGAGGAATCTGGAATGTTATACTATCGTGAGTCTGAAGAAGGAGTTCTACATCATTGAATATATTCTTGGTGTAGTAGATAAAATTCAACCCTCTCTCGCTGATTATATCAGCCACGGTAGATTGAGGAAAGTGACCATAGGCGCTCTTGTAGAGCTCATCATCTATCCGATCGAGGAATAGTCTCTTCCTTCCCATTGGATTTAAGACGGTTCTATTTCTATTAACTTGGTCTTGAATCATTCTTTGAAATCCGTTGCGTACTCCCGGATAGGCACGATGGTAAGACTCGACAAGATACTTACCCTCGCGGAGCTCAATCTCAAGTAGAAGAGAAAAGCTAACGGAACCAAGATCATAATTGAGAGAGTGATTGCACTTTTTCCCAAAGAATCGCTGAGAGTATCTACCTCCTCCAAGGTGAGTACTACCAGGTTCATCACTTACTTGATCATAAGGAACTCCAAACATTAGAGATGCAGTTAGACGATGAACGTCTTTGTTATCCTCAAAGGCCTGGATCATCTCAGGGACTGGCCCACAGTAGGCAACGATCCTATTCTCTGCTTGCGATAAGTCAATCTCATACCCAACATAGCCCTCGTCGAACAACATAAACTCTTTCATCTCTGGGGGGATATTCTGGAGGTTGCCTCCTGTCCCAAAGATGTTCTTTGAGCTCGATAGACGACCAGTCTTTGCGCCTACTGGATTGTAAGAGCATCTCATTCGATCATCTTCGTCGAGGGAGACATCGAGATAAGTGCCCTTCAATTTACCATAGTCTCGGAGCTTGAGGATCAAGTCGGCTTCCCTATATCCCTTTATATATAAGCGAGTCAGTGCCTTCTCATCGGTTGTAGGACGACCAGTCTTTCTATCCACATAAGGTTTGATTCCTTTCTTCTGATAGAAATACTCGACCAGCTGAGCTGGACTGCGAGGATTTAATTCGTAACCACAGATACTCCAGAGTTCATTTTGTAGTCTCTCTATATGTCTTTCAACAGATTCACTAGCCATCTTTAACGATACAACATCCATCTTTATTCCTCTTGCTTGCATGAAGAGAAGAGATTCTATTAAGTCATTCTGACGATGGAATGTTGTTAGGTTATCCTGTGCCCCTAGTTGTCCCATTAGAGAAGGATATGCGCATGAAGTGGCGATAGTGTCCTTGCAGTTATATAACCAATGTTGCTCCCAGCTACCAGTTATGCGGTTCCACTGTTTGCCCTCGTCCTTATAATAAGGAATATCAGTATGGATGCTTGTTATGAAGTCTAATCCTTTCTTGAAATCTGGAAAGAGAATAGCTTGAGCTACCATTGTGTCGAGGATGTTTGTGGTTCTTATCCCATGTCTTCTCCAAAGGAAGAACATATCGAAGAGGAAATTTTGTCCCCTCTTCACAATCTCAGGATTCTCCAATACCTCGGCAATCTTCCTAAATATCTCCACTTCCTGATCTGGCTGCCAGTAGTCTCCATGCTCAGCTGTCATTGGGATGGAGATAGAAGAGGAGTTTGAGTATGAGAAGGATATGCAGGAAACTTCATTCCTTAATGTCTCAATATCAACGTCTATTATATCCTGCTGAGCACATTCTTCAAGGTATGAGATTGCTTCCTCGAAGCTAGGACGGACCTGCAAACGCATCGCAGGGTGACGAATGTCAGGAAATTCGCTCTCTCTCATTGCTCTCGCAAGATCAAAGGAAATCAAATGTTTCCAGATGAATACACCAGTTGGGCCTATGACTGCTCGAGGGTGGAAGGTTCCTATTACTTTCCTTCCCTCGACTAAAGTCGATTCTATAATCGATCCTCTCCAACGCTCAATGCCGTAGTTTCCAGTGAGTGCCCATAGGGCGGTGTTGCCTAGGGCGACAATGATATTAGCTGAGCATTCGCTTAGCTCCCTCTTTAGATGATTAATATAATCCTTTGCTGCATCAGTTACAAAGTTCTTCTTCACATTGATGAACTGAGTAATGTCGTTATTCTTTGGTTGCTCCTTGATGACGTTGGTAATGTAGCACGAGGAGCGAACTATTCCTACAGAATGTAGAAGCTTGTTAAGCTCCATTCCAGCAGGGCCTACGAAAGGACGGAGAACAGCTTGCTCCTTTGCTCCTGGAGCTTCTCCAACGAAAGCAATCTTGCAATCCAAAGGTCCCTCTGGTGGAACTATTGCAGATGCTGAGGTATTTCTGCTATCTACTTGCATTACGAAGGTCATTTTATCCATCCTTTGTTTGGCGATGAAACATAGTTATTCAAGTTTCAAGAGTTCGATTAGTCTCTTCTTCTCGGCTAGCTTTCCCTCCCTATATCCAATCCCTCTAACGACGTTTAGTATATCACGATATGAGTCGTAGCACATAGGCCTTTCCATAATTATCTTAATAGCATCTTCAACTGCTTGGATGTCGTAGGTATAGGTATCTCCGTAGGCCATCTAGCACCTCTCACAATAACCACATCTGCGACAGTTGCCACTTCTCTCAAGGGCAAAGCCACAGATAGGGCATCTTTCAATATAGTCACCCATTATCTCCTTGTATTGTTCTTCTATAAACTCTCTCTCTTCTTCACTTAAGGTATACTTATCTTGTTCCATTATTTCTTCCCCACGCCAAAGAGTTCATTCGCGGCTACTACGTAGCCATCCTTATATTCCGTAGCAAGATCATAACCAAATGCCTTCATTCCGAGAGTCTCTGCGGCGAGGATAGTCTTTCCACTGCCAAGGAATGGGACGAGGATTCGTGCACCTTCCCAACAGAAGGTAGAGAGGATGTCAGTTATCAATTCGATAGGTCTCTCAGTAGGATGAATCTTCTTACTCGCAGCGACTGGGCTATAAGGGAAGATGTTAGTTCGACCCTGTTGGACTATAGAGGGATTACCTTTGCGGCAATAGAAGAACTGCTCACACGCGTTAGCGAGGTAGTAATTAGGTTGTTGACATTGCCCAATAGGCTTTACCCACTTTCCAGTCAACAGAGTTGTCTCGAATCCAACTTCCTTAATCGTCTGATAGATAGGCCAGATCCAAGGATCAGGAGCGAACCACAGAACTAGCCAGCTATGAGGGGTCATCACTCGATATGCTTCGACTAAAGTCGTCTTGATGAAGTCCATATAGACTTCGCTCTTTATCTCGTTGTAGGCTTGGAGATTCAAGTCACTCACTGCGTTCTCATTTAGCTTTACGTTCTTCAAGTCGATACTATATGGAGGGTCGATCTCGAGGAAGTCAATAGACTCACTCTCTATCTTCTTCACTTCTTCCAGGAAGTTCCTTCCCTCGAGGTAAGAGTCGATGATTCTCTTCATCTTCTCTTCCCCTCCAGCATTGATTCGGCGGGCGAGTTCGGCGCGAGCTATCTGCTCCTCAGCCTTGTTGATTAACTTATGTGCGTCTTTCTTGCTCTTGCATTTCTCGAAGATCTCCGGGCAGGTTTCAACTAGCGAAGCAAGCTTTATGTCGTGGCTCATCGTTGTAGGAGAGACTTCTATTTGCCTGGCTATATCGCGGAGTGATACTCCACTTGCGTTAGCGGAGGTTGATACTTTCTCCCCATAAGTTGCAATAGAGAGATCATAGATACGCTTCTTCAATTTAGTCTCTTCTTGCCATGTTAAGTCCTTCCGCTTCGCGTTCTCTTCCCACTCGATCTCAATGAGCTGAAGCTCAGAGAGCTCGCTAGGGAAGCAGAGCGCAAAGGCTTTCTTCCATTGAAGAGACTTCATTGCGGTATATCTACGACCGCCTGCAAGTAGCCTATAAGGTTTCTCATTTCCATTATTCTCACATACGACTAGATTTTGCAGTTGCCCTCTCTGGGATAATGAGAGAGCTAAGTCAGAGATATCTCCCATATCCTGTCGATAACGATCAACTACTTCGACTTCGTCAAGAACAACCTCGAGTATTCTACCACCTAGAGATGCTGCAATCTTTCCAATTTCCTTCTCAACTTCGTTTACTTTAGTCTCTTCCACTTTCAACCTCCAAGTTTCTTGATAAGCGCCTCTAGTTCCTCGTCGGATAGATTATTAGCTGCGGCATTTAAATCTAGTTTCTTTGCTGCCTTCGGCTGCCTTGGAGAAGCATTCTCCTTCGCCTCGCCCCACTTATTCGCTTTCACTGTCCTCCGTGAGACTCTTATATTCCGCAAGTGCTCTCTCAGTTCATCATCAGTCATATCGCTTACTGACTTTGTTCCTAGCATATCTCTGAGGGTAACTAAATCTGCCATTCCAATCTCCAGTTCGTCACTTTGTGACTTTCTCAATATTCTCCCTTTCAAATAGAGGTAGTCTGCCGGATAAGATATAGAAGGTAACTATCTGCCCTCCCGCTTCCACCGCAGAGACTACCTGATCTAGTACTTCTCTCATTACTTTATTTCTATCTCCCCACTCGAAGGCCTTATAGACTCGACGATACAGATTCTCATCTACGTCTATTGTTATCCTAAATCTCTCTCCAGACATGATCACCTCCTTTCCTTACCTGGACTAATTACCAGGAATAGCATCGTAGCCACGCATATGGGGAACATAGTGCGGAACCATTCCGGCGCCACCATTAGGTATCACCTCCCTTCATCTCTCCCTCGGCGATTTGTCTTACCAGTCTCCAGAGCATTCTCTCCACCTCTGGTGCTATGGAGCTGTAGTAGCTCATCATCCCAGTGCAAATTGGAACTAGCTTAGGGAGAGGAATGAATTCTAGATAGTTCTTATCATCCTTTGTTAGCTCGATAGATATTCCGTCTTTCATTCCATCTCCCCATTTGTTTAATGGTTAAGTATAGTTTGAGCTAACTTCCTGCCGTTGTTAGTGTCAACAGTTAGTGTTACACCTGGAACAAACGTTAGTGCCTCTGCTATCACATATGATCCATCTATGTTTCTCTGTTGAGTTGTGACTTGGACTACACAACCTATTCCCTCTATCTCCATTGCTTTTGTAGACTTCATCCAACCCTCAGTTTCAGAGGATGCTTTGCATAGTAGACGAAACATATCTCCATTTCCTACTATTCTTATATCAGGTACATTTGTTCTTGCGTCTGTTATATCTGAGTTATGTAGGGTCTTCATTATATCTCCTCTGTTTGGCGATCAAACATAGTTTGCTGCGGGCAGGACTCGAACCTGCAAGTTGGAGAGTGGCTCACTGTGCTCGCAGCTCGTCTATCGTCTTAGGTGTTTTTAGACGTTCGATGTGCATAGCCTTCATCGACATTGACTTTTCACCTCTCCACGAACAGCGGCTCCTAATCCAGGCATGCAGCCTGATACACCCGTATGCCGCTGCATTGTCCAATCGTGCGTCTGCCTCCAATGACAGCAGATGGTGGCCCCGGTACAAGGCGGATGCGCCTCACCATCTGCTACCAATTCCGCCACCGCAGCACATAGTTAGAAAGGACACTCATTGTCGCTGTCGCTGCTAGCGACGTTGAAGATACCTCTTAATGCGATTCTGAGGACCATAGCCCTTACCATCGTCGATAGGCGGCCCAAGGATAACCCATCCCTCCGCGCCGACCCATCCTTCGGGATATATAGCGCTGATTTCATACTGCTGAGTTGGGTCGAAGCCGAAGCATTTATAGAAATCTTGGAGAAGCAACAAGTTGCGATTCTCTTCCTTTGGGGTCCTTCCAGTACCTGGGAGGTTCAGGAAGATACCAACTTCCTTCGCATAGGGATCTTCAACGAGCTCGGCTCGAACGATAATGAAACTGCGTTCCGCAGGCTGGTCGGCGTAGGTGATGCGCACTTTGTATTCGCCTTCGGCTACTGGTTCTTCAGGGCGGGCGGTTGCCAGGGAATTTCCAAGTTGTACAAAGCTCATTTTGTTTTCCTTTCTCATTTTCTTAGTTTGATTTCTTCGATTAGTCTCTTCTGTCATCTCTTCAATATCTCTCAAGAATCCTTCACTGTCCCAATTACTATCACCTCCTTTCATTGCTCATCCTTATCTATCCATATATGGTCTATAAAAGAATGAGGAGCTAAATTTTCTACTTGCCCTAAGAACTCAGATTTCAGCTCAATAGTTGATATTAGTAATCTTCTTTCATATTCTTCTCTAGTTATCCTTTCCAGCATTGAGTATTCTAAATTTCTTCTGTCCCATCCATCTGGAACAAGAACTCTGATTTTACAAACTTTATCCCATTCCTCACTTGTTCTTAGGTCCTCTTTCTCTATCTCTCCAACAGTCTCCACATATGTTGCATCTGGTAAAGCCCCTGTAATTGTGAGTGTCGTGGGTGCAGACATGGATTGCAGTTGCTCTTGCTGCATCTCTAATACTGATTTTAGAATGAGCTCTCTTAACTCCTCTCTTTTCCACACCTTCCTCCTCGTACTGCTACGTAGTAAGCGATCCATTAAGTCGTAGGCTTCTTTCATTTCATCTCCTTCCACCATCTAGACTTATGCTTCGGGTTGAGGCCAGCTTTTTGGAGGAGCTTCATTATGTTAGGTTCCTCTTTAAAGGCGAATAGTCCTCCCTTCCCAAGGCGAGTCCCAGCTTCGATCATTCCATCTTGTTGGGTTACAAGATGATACTTTGGCCCACTGGAGGAATCCTCGACTGCGGTTACGTAGATCTCCTGGAAGAGACGAGGGATGCGGACGGTGAGTTTTCCAGTTATATAGAGCCCCTTACCAACGATTAAGCCTTGTTTGTTCTTCTTCTCCTCGAGATGACCGACTATGATGATGTCACAAGGGAGGGTTAGGATATCTGATATCACGTTCTTAAGAATGGCCATCTGTATTGGATAGTCGTTCTCTTGAGGGATAGCAAGATGCTCACTGCTTAAGTCTGAGCGATCGCTCTTCCTTCCTCGGTAACCCTGTTGCTTTGCTCCCTTCGATGGTGCGCCGTAGAGGATGTAGTTCATCACCGAGTCAGCGAACGTAGTGATCCCATCGAGAGCGTAAGTTCCGAAGTTACTGAAGTAACCACTCTTCTTTCTCTCATGGTATTTCTTATCCCATTCTTCGAATGCACTTGGGTTAGTAGGATCTTCATGCTCGTAGCGAGTATCTGCTATAATAAATCCCCCTGGGTTGGAGGATGAATAGATATGTTCTCTTATCGTATCAGTCCCATTCGGATCGAAGCTGTCAATGTGGATAGGTTGACGAGCAGTCGATATAAGACGGGTCTTACCACTCTTCCCAGCTCCATACACCAGAGCGGAGATAAGGCGTTCTTCTTTTTTCTCCTGATAAATGGTAGTGATCTCATCAAGCTGTCTCTTTATTTCTAGTTGCGTATCATTAGTCGACATCTTTTCTCCTTTGTTTGGCGATGAAACATAGTTAGAGAGTTAGTTTATTCTTAGTCTCAATCTTTGTAGGATTCCAATACTCAACTTTCATTCCTGAAGGGATGCTGTCGCATCTCTGAAGAGGATTAGGCCATGCAGTGCAGAAGTCATGGTAGCTACATAGGCGCATGTAATTAACACAGTTTTCGGTTTGCATAGGGAAGCTCTTCATTACTGGAGAGTCTTCGCTCTCAGCGAGAAGGAGATTGAATTCATTCTCGATTGAGTCGAGCCAGCGGAGGATGGTAGTCCACCAAGTTTGCATCTGCACATTAGTTTTGATTACTGGAATGCGAACGAACGCAGGGTTAGATTTGTTAAAGACTGCACCATTCAATAGAACTCCTGCACTGCGCTCACCATATACACACTTGCATACATGAGAGTAGATTCCAACTTGCATCTTCAACGACCACTGTTCACGCCAAGCCGCACTATTGCGAGATGCAGTCTTATGCTCAATTGCGAAGTACTTTTCTTTGAAGAGTCCGTCGATCCCCTTCAGCAGTCCGTCGAGACGGAAGTAGACACTTCGACGATCATCGATAGAGATGCTGCCGCTAGTCTCGGTGTACATTACCTCAAATTGGCGGTGATCGTCGGGATAGTTGGAGACATACTTATGAAGCATCTCCTGTGCAAAGCCAGGAGTCTTCGGGTAGAATTGTTCGTCCATGAAGACTGAGAAGTTCTCTCGATAGAATTTCTCCAGCTCATACATTGCTAGCTGCAAGCTTGCATCGCTATAGCCATAAGTAAGTAAGACTTCCATCGCTCGATGCCAACTCTCACCGAAGATCAGATGGATATTAGGTTCATCAACTTGCCATCCCAGTACGTAGTGATAGAAGTACTTCCGTGGGCAGTTCATGAACTCCTGGATCTTCGAGGCATCTTGGATATTCCAAGTTTCGTGTTCTAAAGAGCTAATTTTCATCTTGCATTTCTCCTTCCATACTCAAAGTCTGCTCGAGGTATTTGCCCTTTTGCCAGAGTAGGAGCTTTATCTTCTTATGCTTACTCAACCAAATCGCAGTTGCGACTATGTTCATGTTGTTGAGAGATGAGGGGAGGAGATAGTCATCTTCAGTTGAATCTTTCATCCTCTCGGAGAATTGTCTGTACATTGAGTTAATCTGATAACGAGGCATTTGCCCTTCGCTGAGATAGATTAGTTTATCTCCAAAGCGATAGGCGTCGCCGTAGTCGTGCCCACTTTTATTTACGATGTAGATTTTTGGCACACTTCTTTTCCCCCTTTCATTATAATCCTCACCGACTTGTTCAGTCGCTCTCTAGTTTCTGCTTCCAGCTTAGTTAGTTTCATTTTGAACTCTTTGTATGTTATAGGGTCCCAATCTGATGCCTCTATACA